CATTATTGTTTAATACACGTCGTAGTGACTTTAATGTTAAATCTTATGAAGTTGGTTATGTTAACACACAGGACTACAATACAATATACAATGCTAACAGTCCATCATTGATGACAGACTACTATCCAGATCGCTGGGTAACTAAATCAGCCAATAATACTAATGGTGTTGCACAATTAGGTCGTTTCTCACAACGTGCAGTAGTATTACAAGCATTAGAAGAAACAATCCAAAGCAATACAAATATTCGTCAACCAGATACAGTTATTTTTAACTTATTAAGTTGCCCAGGATATATTGAGACAGCTAGTTCATTAGTTGGATTAAACACTGACAACGGACAAACTGCTTTCATTATCCATGATACTCCAGCTCGTTTAACACCAGATGCAACTACATTAAGCAATTGGGGGAATAATACCGCAGGAGCAACAGTGGATAGTCAGACTGGTTTAATCTTTACAGATCCTTATTCAGCTGTTTATTATCCATGGGGTTACACAACAGATTTATTAGGTAATAACATTGTTGTTCCCCCAAGTCATATCATGTTGCGTACAATCGCACTAAGTGATAATGTTTCTTATCCATGGTTTGCACCAGCTGGTGTACGTCGTGGCGGTGTAACTAACGCAAGCAGTGTTGGTTATGTTGATGGACAAACAGGCGAGTTTATGACTGTAGCATTGAACAGTGGACAACGTGATACACTAGCATCAATCCATGTAAACCCAATTACATATATTGCTGGCACAGGATTAGTTGTTTATGGACAATATACACGTCAATTAGTTGCAAGTTCATTGGATCGTATTAATGTTGCACGTTTAGTTTGCTACTTACGTTATCAATTGAATAAGTTGGCTAAACCATATATCTTTGAACCAAACGATACTATAACACGTACTCAGATTAAGAATGAAGTTACTAAGTTAATGGTAGAACTTACAGCAGAACGTGCGTTGTATGACTACTTAGTAGTATGTGATTCAAGCAACAACACACCAGCTAGAATCGATGCAAGCGAACTTTACGTTGACATAGCTATTGAACCAGTTAAAGCCGTGGAGTTCATTTATATTCCACTACGCTTAGAAAATACTGGTGCTATCGCTGGTCTAAGCGCATAATTAGGAGAAATAAATGTCAATCGCAGCCTTATCAAACTTTACAGTACCACTAGGTACCCCTGGGGATCAATCATCCGGCTCTCAGGGCTTGCTGATGCCTAAACTACAGTATAGATTCAGAGTTAGTTTTACAAACTTCGGCGTTACAGCCGGTAATGTAAACGAACTTACAAAACAAGTTCAAGATGCAATGCGTCCTACTGTTGAAATGGAAGATCAAATTATTGATATCTACAACAGTCGTATCCACTATGCAGGTAAACCAAAATGGAGCCCAATGACTATCAAATTACGTGATAATCAAACAGGCGAAGTTACTAGCATGGTCGGTGAACAAATGCAGAAACAATTCGACTTCTTTGAACAGAGTTCGGCTGCGGCAGCAGGCGATTATAAGTTCAATATGGAAATCGATATGTTGGACGGTGGTAACGGATCATTTACACCTCAAGTTTTAGAAACATGGGAAGTATATGGTTGTTATGTACAAAAAGTTACCTACGGTAATCTTGCTTATAAAACAAATGAACCAGTTGTTATCGAATTAAGTATTGTTTTTGATAATGCAATTCAAACAGTTGGCGGAACATTCGGAGCAAATAAAGCTGTAATGGTTTATCCTTCGACTCCGGGCGCTGGATCAGTAACTAAGTAATTATGAAACCCACTAAGTGGGTTTTATAATGACAATTCATTAACTACATACATTATTTTTTAAATAAATAGTTACACTATGTCATTTACCGCCAACAACGATTTACAGTTTACAAACACGCCCGACAGTAACGGCCAAACTAAGATCCTCAAAGATTGGCAGCATGGTGCTCGCATGTTCTCGGACCAGCAGTTTAGACTGGCTCCTAAACTTGATTTTCAACATCATGTATCTTTTAATATTAACACAGCGGCTTTAAAAAACACGGCTATATTTTCAACATATGGTAACGAACTTAATATGTTGGCAAAATCAGTAACATTGCCTAAGTTTGAAATTAAAGTAGAAGATGTTAATCAATACAATAGACATAAACAAATACAAACTAGACATGTTCCTGGCGATGTTATCATCAAGTTTTATGATGATAACATGGGTTTAGTAAATCAAATGTGGCAAAACTATTATGCATATTATTATGCTGATCCAATAAGTGCAAATACTGCCGGATCTTATGATAGAACCGCAACAAAAAGCAGTAACTATATTAACCATCCTTACGGATTAGACAACGGTTCTACGAACCCATTTTTTAATTATATTCTTATTAGCCAGATGGCAAGACACGAATTTGTCAGCGTAAAATTAATAAATCCTATAATAAAATCATGGGACGGGATGGGATTAGATTGGTCAAAAACTACTGTACATGAATTTACAATGGTTATATCATATGAAGCAGTATCTTATAATCAAGGGGTAGTTGCTACCGGCGCACCAGAAGGTTTTGGTGTTGTACATTATGATACCACACCTAGTACATTGACTGGTATTAATCCTGATCCATCTGTTATTGATCCAAGTTTTGTACAAGCATTGGATATGGAAAGTCTTGCGCCAGGCATCCTGAACAATACAATTAATACAATTAATAATTATCAGAATACACAATCTACAGCAGGATCTAGTAGTTCGGCTCTTGGAACAGCATTAGGTGTAGGTGCATTAGCATTAGGTGCCGCCGGAGGTTTAGGCCTACTAAACGGACTTAGTGGAGCCGCCGGTGCGTTATCAGGATTTAGTTTTCCAGGATCGTCTAGTGCATCAGATCTAACTAATGCTACTGAATCCGGAATAGGAAATATGGACAGTGCTTCACTTGCTCCAACTGGTGATAATAGTGATACAGCAATACCTTCAGGAGATGGTGGTATTGGTCCAGCGGTTGGCGATGAGTCAGATGCGGAAGGTAGTGATGGTGGCGACGGTACTGATGAGAATTCAGATATTCCTTCGACGTTAACTCCAGCAGATGATGGCGGTGAAGATTTTTCACAAGGACCTTAATTATGGCAACGAATACCGTTACTGATGTTAAAACATTTTTTAATAATTATTTTTCAACTCCTATTAGTTTTCCTACACAGCAAGTTGATGCTACAGTAGGTTTTTTTCAAAAAAGAGGATTTGATACAGTCAGCGCTAGAAGTACTGCTATTATATTATTAACACAAGCTCGAGTTGAAAATGTAAATGTTTTTACTTTATTAGATAAACTAAAAGGGCTAACCGATGTACAATTAAGTCAAGTTGTTGCTCAGGTATTGAATAGTTATAGAGAAAAAACTAGTTTTCTAGGATATCGAATCCAGCCAGTAGCAAACAGTTACGAAAGTAGAAATATTTTAATTTAATATGCCTTCTAAATTCGCTCGTGGCAAGTTTTCTATGAAACACCCAGAAAAATATGTCGGTACTAAAATTCCTACATATCGTTCAAGTTGGGAATTAACTTTTATGAACTTTTGTGATACAAACAAAAGCATATTAAAATGGGCAAGCGAAGCAGTTCAAATTCCTTATAGAGATCCTTTAACTGGAAGGCATACAGTATATGTTCCGGATTTTTTTATTCAATATATGGATAAACATGGAAAAATACTCACCGAATTAATTGAAATAAAACCCGCAAGCCAAACAATTTTAGAACGTGTAGGTAAAAACAAATATAATCAAGCACAATTTGTTAAAAATCAAGCTAAGTGGGCTAGTGCTGGACTATGGTGTAAACAACAAGGTATCCGATTTCGTATCTTAAATGAAAACGATATTTTTAGCCAAGTATAAGTAGTATTATGACTAGAAAATTAGAAGAAATATTAAACCTGCCTGAAAGCAAAAAGATTGTTAAACAGGAAGAAAAAGAAAAAACTAAAGCTGAAGTTGCGGCTCCATTTATACGAGATATGAATGAGTTTGATAAGATTTCAGCCGCATTACCACAAGTAAAAGGACTAGGCGATTTGGGTGATGCAGAATTAGATGAGTTAGCAAAAAAAGCTACAGATGCATATGAAGATATCATGGATCTTGGTATGAATGTTGAGGCACGTTACAGTGGTCGACTATTCGAAGTTGCGGCTAGTATGTTAGGAAATGCAATCCAAGCTAAAACTGCTAAATTAGACAAAAAGTTAAAAATGATCGACTTACAGTTAAAGAAACAAAAGTTAGATCAAGAAGCTAATAGTGCCGATGAAGGAGTTACATTGCAGGGCGATGGAGTTATTATTACTGACCGTAATAGCTTGCTTGAGAAATTAAAGAATTTGAAATAAATACAATACTGGGATTATACTATGAAATCATTTAAAGAATACTTAATGGAAAGCAAGAAGATTTACGAATTTAAAGTAAAAATTATCGGGGAATGCCCGAAAGATTGTGCTTCTCAAATTAAAGCCGCATTGGCACAATTCCATGTTGGAAGCGTCAGTGAAGGAAAACGTACACCGGTACAAATTCGTCATTCAGAATTTCCTGAACATAAAAACTTGTCAATGTCAGTATATGATGTAACAGTAGATTACCCAGCAACTAACCATCAAATACGTGATTTAATTGCTTCTGCATTAGGAAAATCATTATCAGAAGTTAAAGCAATGAATATGGCAGAAGTTGCAGAACACGATTTAAATCACGAGAATGACGAACGCACAGGTGAATCATTTTTAAATAAACATGAATTAGAGTATGCTCCTGGCGGTCAAGAATTAACTAGTGAATCGCACAAAATGAGTTTCTTAGCAGACCTTGCTAAAGATCCACGCACAACAGGAACGCAATACAAAGGTGTTAACGATGAAATCTTAGCACCAAGTGTGCCTAAACACAGTAAAGAAACTCCTGGAAAACAAGTAAAAGTTGAAACTAAAAAGTTTTCAAACATTTTTACTAAACAGGTCAAAATCACTGATCCAATGAAGGGAGCGAAATAATGAATTTAGAAGATTTAGTATCAAAATTAAAAAGTATTGATGAGGGCATCGTTACTATTGGCGGCCCAGCACCTATTGCACACGCAGAACAACCTAATACAGTAACTATGAATGTTAGTATGAATGGTAGTGGTGCAGATGGAATTAAAAGTTTAATGGCTGTGCTACGAGATATCGAACACGGCGAAACAGGTGCAATGACTACAGAACCTCATCATGCACATGCTCAAGGCGGTGAAGAAGAGCCTTTAATCGGTGATATGGTTCACAGTATGGAACAAGAAATGGCAGGCCAAGATAGTCCTTTAACTACTGCTCCAGAAGAAGAAATGGAAGAAGCAGTGGGCGAAGATGATGAGCATTGGGAAAACAGTGCAGACGGCAGTAGTGGCCATCACACACATGGAATTGATGCTGTTACATTCAGCGGTGATGACATGAATAGCAAAGCCAAAGTAAGTCCGATGGCTCGCGCACCAGGAACAAATCCATTGCGTCACCCAATGCACGAAGAAGTTGCTAGCCGTTTACAAAGTTTGTATGACACTATTAAAGAAGAACGTACAGAAGAAAAAGATGAAAAAGGCAATGTAGTTCGTTGGAAAGAAGAAGGCGAATGGAAAAAAGCTGAAAAGAAAGATGGCCGTGGTAAAGTTACTAATATGAGTGATAAAGCTCGTCGTGAAAGCGAAAAAATGTCTAAAAAAGATGTAAAAGAAAACGCTCATCACGAGGACGACGAAGAGAAAAAGATTCGACACCTAATGCGAAAATACGGTTGGAGTCGTCAAGAGGCATTAGAGCATTTCCATTATGAAAAACATGATCCTAAAGATTATGAAGATATGGAAGAATCTGCTAAATGGCGTGATCCTAAATACAAAGGTAAACTGTTTACTCAAAAGAAAGGCGACAGTGATGATTACGACAGCATAGATTACGGATACGGTATAAAAGAAAGACCTAAAAAAGATCCAGGTCAAAAACGATCTACATTTGACAGAGATACTGTATGGACGGATCCATTAGATACTAGAAGTAATTTACCTAAGCATCACAACGATCCTGAGAACTGGGGGTATGGTAGTATCTCTAGTAAAGGCGACTCAAAAGGAAAACTTACGGCTGATAGAAGAAAGCGTATGAAAAATAATATTCGAGGAAGTTTAGGACAACACCATACTCCAACCTTACCAGAACAAATGAATGAAAGTAAAGAATTAAATGCTATGCTAGCATTAAACAAAAGATTAAACGGTTAAGTTTCGTCGCAGTTAGCACCCTGTCCAAGGTGCCAAATAGACCCTCCGGGGTCTATTTTTTTGATTAAATAATGTATGGCTAAATCACTAGATGGCGTCTTAACCAAAAAAGCGCACACCAAGGAAAAATTCACAGAAGAACAAGTTCAGCACTTGTTATTGTGTGCCGACCCCACTGAGGGCTATTTGCATTTTGCAAAAAACTTTTTTCATATTCAGCATCCCGTTAAAGGTAAAGTTAAATTCGAACCGTTTGATTATCAGATAAGATTATTACAAGCATATCATGATTATCGATTTAATATTAATATGCTACCTCGTCAAAGTGGTAAGACAACTTGTGCATCAGCATATCTGTTATGGTATGCCATGTTCCATCCTGATCAAACTATTCTAGTAGCCGCGCACAAATACACCGGTTCACAGGAAATTATGCAACGTATTCGTTATGGATACGAATTATGTGACGAATATGTTCGAGCAGGTGTAGTTAACTATAACAAGGGGAGTATTGAATTTGACAACGGATCAAGAATTGTATCTGCTACAACAACTGGCAACACAGGCCGCGGTATGTCTATATCCCTCCTTTATTGCGACGAGTTTGCCTTCGTACAGCCAAATATTGCCACAGAATTCTGGACATCAATCAGCCCGACACTCGCAACTGGTGGACGAGCAATTATTACCTCAACACCTAACAGTGACGAGGACGAGTTTGCTATAATCTGGAAAGAAAGCCAGGATAAGTTTGACGAGTATGGCGATGAAAAACCCGATGGAACTGGACGTAATGGATTCCACGGTTTCCGCGCAGAATGGCATGAACATCCGGA